GTCGACAAGTAAACACCTTCTTGTCTGTTAATTTCATACGCGATAGAAATGTTTTGAGCTCCATTGACATTGATCACATCTTCAAGGGCAAACAGCGCGCATCTGCCCATGCCCTTCATGGACACTGCTGTCGCTGCATTAGTCGACAACGGTCTCCAATCCAGATCTTGAAAAAACTTGTATACATTCTTCCGGGCTTTGAAGTAAATGACATCACGTTTGATGTCACCAGGCTGCAACAACACCTTCCCTGTTTTCGTGATGTTCCAAAAGATCTTCGGATCCGGAGGTTCCCGCATCACTTGCATGTTGCTTGGGAATTCGGCAGCACGACGCGTAATGCAACCAGTTGCATCTAGCATAGTGCCAATGATATCAACCCCCTCCACACGTGGACGTGGGTTTGCGCAACTGAACTGATATGATCTTCCAGACAAAGGATTGTTCGATACTTCTTCTGCATCACCGGATCCAGATGACGCAAGCGTTCGGTTTTGAATTTTCAATTCTGATTTGACCCACACGTTGATTGTTTCATTAGGAAAATAAATATCGCCCATGAAATGGTAGAAATTAGTGATATTCCCATCTCGTTGATATAGACTGAGTCTTGTTGGCTGCTGCACTGATCCTTGGACAGTGCTTCCTCCATTTTGGATATAGTTGACCCAGAAATTGTATAGATCGGCCCAAGCAGGGGTAACACCCCCTGCAGGATCGCCGACTATACGGGAAATACTGTCATCTGTAGCAGTGTCATACGACACTTCAGTAAAGGTGCCGTCACTTGCATTCTTCACTTGCAAGATGAGTCGCCAACCGTCACTATTGGACTGGTATCCTTGAATCTTGTCTGTGACGTTAGTGCACGTCCAATTTGCCCCTTTGGCAAATAGCTTTCTTAGTGTTGCTTCAAGAAAGATCGTCAACATACGATGGCCACTCGTGGTCGAGTGACCAATGTAAACACAATCAGGATCTGCCACTGTACCAGTGACCTCCGTTGTGTTCACAAAACCATAGGTTTTAAACTTGTCTGTTTTCACACGACGCACACGTCGTCTACGAAATTTCCCAACGTACTGGCCCGTTGTGAAAAGTCGTGGTTTAGACATTTTCTGTTTCTTGGGTTTTGGAGGACGGCCCGTTTTCACTGGCTTTCGCTTGATCCCGTCGGCAATTGACTTTGCCAATTGCGCCGTGCGTAAAGCAGCCGCAAGACTGCCAGGACGGTACAAGGGGTTATAATAAGGGCGATTATAACCAGAACGATAACTGCTAAATTTGGCCATATAGGAATCAGATTTCGAAACTAAGCCACACACCCTGCGGCGTAATATTAATAGCCGCAGGGTGTGTTTAGGAAATATGGTCACGTGATCTGATTTTTCACAAAAGGGAGGAAGAGGAAGAGTGGCGTAAAGATTTTTGTGATTCACCCATTCCGCTCCGCTATAACCTCTACCCCCTAACCCTAACCCCGGAAACCCTAACCCATAAGACCCTATGCAGGGGGCTATCGCGCCCCCCGCACCCCCGCGACCCTAACCCTTAGTATACCTTCTCAAGGTACGGGATTACGAAATTTCCTTACTTTGAGGAGGTGTACTTTTGGGAAATATCTAAAATCTATTTTTAGGTTTCCGAATTTCTTAAATACACTTTCCACTTTTCTCATTCCCAAATAGGAAACTCCCCCAGTTGCCATCCCCTATCGTTTAGGGGGACACGTGCCCCCCAGTCCACCTACATAAATAGCGGCCAGTTTGAGCTCCCACATGCCCTATTTCTTCAATGGAAAGCGGCTCGCCGTCACCTATGCGCAGTCTGGACCTCTCACCGCTCAAGCCATCTATGACCGAGCAAGAGCACTGGGCGCAAGTTACGTCTTGGTTGCACGAGAGCTCCACGCCGACGGAAACCCGCACTTTCATGCTGCCATCGAGTTCCCCGTTGAGACCAAGTTGCGTGCCACCGACCTCGACATTCTGGGACGACACCCCAATCTGCAAAAGGCAAGAATGTGGAAGAAGTGGCAAGACTACTGCAAGAAGCACGGCGATTGGCAGCACTGGCGCAAGCATGCCGACGGCTGGGCAGAGGAGCCTAAAGAGCTGGAAGATGAAGAACCTGCGCTTGGGATCTTCGAGCAGTGCCGAGCCTGCGAATCCAAGGAGCGCTGGATCGAGTATTGCATCGAGAACAAGATCTCGTTCCAGTACTGCGACACCATCTGGACCATGTGCACCACCGACGACCCCTTTACAATCCGAGCTGACGTTGACCTTTCGGACCGACAATGCGCTGCTCTCCGAGGTTTTAGGTTTGCTTTTGAGGGCAACACAAGCCTGATCATTGAAGGGCCAACTGGATGTGGTAAGACCAGCTGGGCAAAGCAGCACGCGCCGAAGCCCGCGCTGTTTGTGCGTCATCTTGATGATCTGCGGAACTTGCGTTCTGAGCACAAGTGCATCATCTTTGACGACCTGTGCTTCACGCACATGCCAAGAACCCAGCAGCTGTACTTGGTCGATCGTTACGATCTAGCGGCCATTCATTGCCGTTACAAGGTAGCGCACATTCCTGCCAACATGCCGCGCATCTTTACGTGCAATCCTGGCTATGAACCAGTCAACCGCGGCGACCCGGCGATTGCGCGACGCTGCTACAAGGTGACTGTGCGCGAATTGGACCACATGTTCCACGAATAAACTTTATGAACTTGGATTAGACGATTGAGTCATTTGAAAGAAACGGCCCTGAGCTTGATGATTTTTGGTTGTCGACAAGTAAACACCTTCTTGTCTGTTAATTTCATACGCGATAGAAATGTTTTGAGCTCCATTGACATTGATCACATCTTCAAGGGCAAACAGCGCGCATCTGCCCATGCCCTTCATGG